CTTGTCCTGCATTGCCAGTTCGTGGCCACGCTCACCCTTGCGGTCGAGCCATTTGAGGATTTCAGGTGCGAGACGGAAGGCCCCTCCGAGGAGACCACCGAGCAGTGTCTCGATCATTGTGGGCCTCCCATCAGTTTCAACTTGATGGCAGCACCAACCAGCAGTGCGGCCAGAATGCCGGTGGTGATGACCTTGACGGTGGTCTGCCACGCGGTACGCCGGGCATCTCGCCAGGCTTCCAACAGGTCGCGTAGTTCGCGGATGTCGCGTGCTGCGTGGCCGTTTTCCAGGCCAAGGTGGGTCAGGACACGCTCGGCTCCGCGTTCAGCGGCCCGATCCAGCAGTTCGTCGAAGTCCTCGCGGCGCAAAAGGAGCATGTTCTCGACGAGCGCAGGCTGTTGTTGTTCGGGTTGGGTCATTGCAGTCTCCAGAAATGCGAAACCCGCCCAGTGCGTGAACACCTGGGCGGGTTTCTGGTGGGTACGAAGATGGGAAATCAGATGGCGATGCCTGCGCTCCAGCCGGTGGACTTGTAGGCCGAGAGCTTGGCCTCGTCCTCAATGTAGCAAAGCCAGCCGATCTTGGGCGAGTGGTACTCCCAGGCATCGGCAATGCGCACCGCGATCTGGTTGGTTTTTCCCGCCCACACACCCGTGGCAGCGGCAGGAATGAGGTAGCGGTCGCCGTTGGCGGGGCTGGCAGGTGGCGTGGTCAGGTCGCGGTCTTTCACGGACAGGCCGACCACAGCGCCGAGGCGCTTGAGGTTGGCGTCCATGCCGGTGTCCCAGCCGCTCTCGCCGAGCGTCCAGCCGTAGTTGAGTCCAAGGTTCGGGTCGGTTGATGACATGGTCTATCTCCAGAGATTCGATGCTTGGCGAATGCGCCGGACTGCTTCCGGATCGCCGGTGCGATGACTTTGTTGCGGGTGCTGCCGCCAATGACGCCCGACGATGGGCAGGTACAGCACACCGCCACGCTTGGCCACAAGCAGGGTCAGCAGCCAATCAGCAAAGTTGTTGAGGTCAGTGGTTTCCTTGAGCACGGCTTCGACGACGGAGCGTCGCATCACGATCAGGCCGTGCACGTGGCTAGCGCTGTTTGCGTGTTGCCAACGGCTGTAGGCCAGACGCCTCACGGCGATGTCCTGGCCGTTTTCGTCGGTCAGTGCTTCGTCGGTGTAAGCCATCACGGCCTGCGGGCAGGCATCCAGCGCATCGGCCAGTTGTGTGAAGGCACTGGCTTCGTACAAATCGTCGGGATCAACAAAGGACACCAGCGGCAGCGTGCCTTGTGCATAGCCTGCCGCGCGTGCCTCGCCGATACGCCCCGGAATGCCGGGCAAAACGTGCAACTGGATCGGTGCGTCCTCGAGGCTGGCGATGCAGGCCTCACGCCATTCGGCAGGCTCGTTCAGGGTGAGCAGATGAACATCGATGCGCGGCTCCATGTTACGTCTCGCTCAATCTGAGGTGGAACAGGGGGCGTTTGTCTCGCGTACGTCGAGAGCGATTTCGTGCACATTCTCTCGATCATCGCGAGACGCCGCGGACATGAGATAGGCCGGTACTCCTCTGCTATCGTGAGACGGTTTGCACACCAGTTCACGAACGCAGAACAGCCCGGCCTATGTTTCGGATCGTACACGACTTTCTCACGCTCAAGCAGCACCTTCACGCCATTGTCACCGTACCCCAGTCCTATCACCCCCAACGCTGTCCGCACTGTGGCTGCGCGTGCCTGTGGGCGCATGGCTTCTATGAGCGCAAAGCCGACCGCAGCGAGCGCGGTACCCTCAATCCTGTGCCCGTGCCGCGCTATTGCTGTGCCGCCTGCAGGCGGACCTGTTCTCGCTTGCCGCTGTGCATCTGTCCGCTGCGCTGGTACGGCTGGGCGCTGCAGCAGCTCGTGTTTGCCCTGATCTTCGTCGGCATGTCGCAACGCTGTACCGCCACCGTGGCCGGTGTCGATCGCCGCACCGTCCGGCGTTGGTGGACACAGCTCCTGCGCCGCACCGACGACTTTGCCTTTGCCCTGCGAAGTCGCTTCCCGGAACTGGGCCGCACCGCCGACACCACCTCCTTCTGGTGTGCCTGCTTCGCGTTCATGCCTTTGTGCCGGGCGATGGCATGGTTGGACCTGGACGGCCTCGATGTCCCGTGATCCATGGCATCGTACGCCGGGCGAGACACGCCGCCCGGCGTGATAGCAGACACTCCACACAGTCTGCCCACTGCCACGGATCAGGCATTCGGCGTTTCATGACGCCTCGTCCACTTCAATGGAAACGTCATGAACAACATCGATCCCGTGGCCCTGTTCCGGCTGTCCGTGCTCGGCCCCATCGTGAGCCGTGAGCGGCTCGAACGCGGCGAGCTCCAGCAGCTGCTGCGTCAGCTCGCCCTTCAGGAGTACGCCATCCCCGGCTCGCGCCGCCGCCACATCGGCGAGCGCACCCTGCAGACCTGGTACTACGCCTGGCGGCGCGATGGCGTTGCGGGCTTGGCCAGCCGGCCCCGTGCCGACACCGGCCGCTCGAAGCTGCCCGAGACCGTACAGGCCGCTGTATTGGCCGCCAAGCGCGAGAACCCGCAGCGCTCCGTGCGCCAGATCCGGCTGTTGCTCGAAGCCGCCGGGGTCGTCGCACGCGGCACGCTCTCGCGCTGCGCCGTGCATCGCCTACTCAAGGCCCACGACCTTTCGCGCATCACCGGCCCCGCCATCGTGCCCCAGGAGAAGCGTAGCTTCGTGGCCGAGTATGCCGGCTCCATCTGGTACGGCGATGTCATGCACGGCCCGACGTTCTCGTTCGGCGGGGCACGCCGCAAGACCTATCTGGTCTCGCTGTTCGACGACGCTTCCCGGCTCGTCGCGCATAGTGCCTTTTGCCTGTCCGAGACGGCGCTGGAGATCGAGGGCGTGCTCAAGCAGGCGCTGCTGCGCCGCGGTATCCCCCGCATGGTTGTCGTCGACAACGGCTCGGCCTATCGTGCCGCCACCCTGCAGACCATCTGCGCGGACCTTGGCATTCGCCTGGTCCACTGCCAGCCGTACCAGCCCACCAGCAAAGGCAAGCTCGAACGCTGGCACCGCACCGTGCGCGATCAATTCCTCGCCGAACTCGATGCTACCCATATCCGCGATCTGGCCGACCTCAACGCCAGGCTATGGGCCTGGATCGAGCAGGTCTACCACCGCGAGCCCCACAGCTCGCTGGGCAAGGATATCTCGCCGCTGGCGCGCTACCAGCAGGATCTGCCGCGCATCCGTGCACTTGGCAGCCTGGCCCCGAAGCTCGATGAACTGTTCCTGCATCGCGTAGAGCGCCGCGTGCGCCGCGACGGCACCGTCTCGTACGATGGACACGTCTTCGAAGTCCCGTATGAACTCACTGGCCAGCAGATCGTCCTTGTCGTCGATCCGCACGCAGGCACCGTGGTTCGCGTCCAGAACAAGGCCGGCCAGCCCCTGGGCGCGGCTACCCCACTGGATGCCCTCGCCAACAGCCGACGACGGCGCGCCAAGCCACCAGCCGAACCCACGACCGCTGCACCGGCTCGCGGGCCCAACCTTATCGAGCTCGCGCATCAACACCACTACCGCGAGGAGGGCTGATCTATGTATCGTCAACACTTCGGCCTGCGCTGCGCCCCGCTGGACACCGACTGCATCGAGTTGTGGGATGACGGCGCGCTCGCGAACTTGTCCGAGCGCTTCCAGTGGCTGCTCGACAGCCCCGGCATCGGCTTGCTTACCGGTGAACCCGGCGTAGGCAAGACCGCCGTGCTGCGCCATCTCACCCGCAATCTCAACCCGCACCGCTATCAGACCATCTATCTGGCCGAGACCGAGTTCGGCCGCGTCGACTTGTACCGCTCGCTGGCCCGTGCGCTCGGGCTCGAACCCAGCCACCGCCGCGCCGATCTCTGGCGCGACATCAAGCTGCGCATCACCGAACTGGCCACCGGCAAGCAGGTCCTGCCCCTGTGGATCATTGATGAGGCGCAGAACCTGCCCCACGAGTTCTTCCGCGACTTCCCCTCGTTCTTGAACTTCGCCTTCGATGCCCGCAACCTCATCACCGTTTGGCTCGCCGGCCATCCGGAGCTGGCATCGATGCTTGAACGCAACGCCTACGCCGCGCTCTACAGTCGCATCCAGACCCGCGTGCAACTGCAGCCCGTCATCGAGCACGCCCGCTTCTCGCAGCTCATCACGCATGCGCTCAAGGCCGCCGGCTGCAGCCACACACTACTCTCCGAAACCGGCCTTGAGCTGCTGCGCCAGGCGTCGCGCGGGTTGCCGCGCAACGCCGGGCGCATCCTGCGTACCGCCATGCAGCTGGCCGTGCCCAAGGGACTGAACCATCTGCCTGACGAACTGCTGCAGCAGGCGATCGGCGAGATGCGATGAGAGGCACTCACACTTCCATCCGCGAGTCCATCATGTACATGTTCACGCGCAGCACCGGCTCCGCCGACCCACCGCTCTCCGACGAAACGGCCTACGTCATCCAACTGATCCTCGACGACCTCTGGCTGTGGTTCAACACCGTCTACGGCGAACAGGCCCGACGATACGCCCCGAAAGAAGTCCCCTTGGGGGACCATCCGCCGTCGGGCCTCCCTGAACCAGACGGCGATCTGCCTGACGATCCATTCTGAACAGCGGCCCCGGCATTTACCCGGGGCCGCTTCGCTTCCAGCGGCAATCACACGCTGCCGCTACCGTAACGTCTCGCGCTCAACTGCGGTCGCACAGCATCCCGGAAACCGCGGGACATCCACCGCCGTCTCACGCCGAACATCTCGCGATGCCAACTCTCATTTAGTTCGCGACGGAACACTCCATCACACACCTCCCCAATACTGTCCCCAGCGCAGGCCGTAGCCCGCGCGATCCATGACCCGCACCTGCGGCTGCCAGCTACTCAAACCATCGCGCACGGCACTGATCTCCGCCGTGATGCGGTCGCCCAGCGCACCGGCATCCAGCGCGGCCACTGCTGCCGTCCAGATGTAGGCGGTGCCGAGCAGCCCCGTCTCAGTACGAACCAGCACGTTGTTGCGATTGCGGATGTGCACCGTGTAGGTCACGCCCAGTTCTGGCCCGATATCGCCCTCGTCTTGCTGCACTAGATAGGCGGTCTGCTGTGTGCGGTCGCGATGGGCCCACGCGAAGGTGAGGTCACCGGCCACTACGACAGGCTCGGTCTGGCCATTGAGGCGGATACGACCGGGTGGATACGGCAAAGCCTGCCGACCGGCCAGCACCATCGGCTGCCCATTCGCGGCCAGCACTGGATCACCCTGATCGGTCGATGTGCGAGGAATCGCGCCCACGAACACCGATTCGCCCGGGGCCCGCTCCGCGCCTTCGGATGCCAGCCATTCGCCGACACCGATCAACCGAGTCCCCGGGGCATGTGCTTGGGGTGTGGTGTCGAGCACGCCGCGTGCGAGATCGATGGTCGCGTTGGCGGTATCGAAGGCCAGGACGACAACGGCCTCTGCAATCGCCCCATTGGCAGCCACCAGATACGCGTAGTCGCCCACGGCCAGTCTCTCCGGCTGGCTGATGGCCGTCACCGGCACACCGATGGCATCGACCTCGCTGGCAGGCAAGGCCACATCGAGCGTCAGCAGTGGTGCGTAGTCTTCGCCCACCACGGCAGTGAGGTCGCCGCCGGACGCGCCCGTAGCCAGTTGCCAATTCAACTGCCCGGTGCCACCGGCGGCGGCCAGCGCGCCGAGATAAGTGTCCGTATCGGTCAGGTAGGCCAGATCTGCGCGCGACAAGCGCCGGGCCAGTTCCCAATACGGCACCTCGACGGCCAGCACCACGGCGGGCGGCAACGGTTCGATGGTCGGCTCCTCGACGTGCGGTGGCGGGGGCGACAGCACGGTGTTGCTCATGCCGAACACATCTTCCATGGCTTCGATGCGCCACTCGGGCGCTCCCAAGGTGCCGGTGTCGATGCCGGTGACGCGCACCACCATCTGATCCACACCCAAGCGTGGCCAGTTCAGCAGGAACACATCGCCCGGCAGAGGCGCACGTTCCAGGGTGTCGCGTGCCACGGTCAGACTCATTCGGGCCAACGGCGAACCCAAGGCGCGCAGGTCACGCAAGGCCAGCCGCGCGGCCAGTGGCCCGTAGTTAACACCCGGGTAGTCGCGGCGTTGATTGATCACGCCGCCCTGCAACTGGATGGCGGCCAGGTTCTCGACCGTAACGGCGGCATCACCGCCGGTTTGCCAGTCGGTGTAGACGACGGTCAGTTCATTGGGTAGCTCGCCCCACTGGGCACGCTCGAAGCGTTCCAGCCGCACGATTTCGTCAGGCCCCAACTGTGGCAGGCTGTCGATCCAATAGTCGTCGCGCAGCAGCTTGAGCTCAAACGTGCCTTGCTCCGGGTCGGTGTAGAGGATGCCGCCAATGTGATCGATGACCTGGCCGATGAAGCTCTCGATGGGCTGCTGCCGTGTCCAGATCAGATTGAGGCCGAAGCCCTCACTCGACAAAGCCCATGCCGCGTTCCAGAAACTCCAGCCGATGGTGCTCTGCGGATAGCCCATACCCCAATGCGGATCGGTGAGGCACTGCACCAGAATGTGCGCCGGGTTCATGCCGACGCTGATCTCACGGCCTTCGTCCTCATCCCAGCTGCGGACTTCGGCATTCCATTCCATCCATGGCGCATCGAACCAACCCTCCGTGAAGCGCCGGACGCGCACTGCCCACGGTTTGATGTAGGGGTTGTTGGCTGCGAACAGGATCTTGTGTGCCACCAAGGACAGCACGCCCCGAAATGCCGGAATGGAACTGCCGAGGCGACTCATCAGGTAGTCGTTGCGTCCTTGTCCGGCATGACCAGAAAGCACATCGATGGTGCCGACCACGCCGCCTTCGCGCTCGTCGCCGCCAAACAGCGTGGGCTTGTTGATCGAGAGGCTGGTCAGCCCATGCCCGTTGGACAGCGGCGCGCGGTCGGCATCACCCCACGCGGTACGGTCGCCCATCTGGATTTCCTGCACGGCATCGACGGGCCCCTGGCACAAGGCCAGATGCAGCCCCATCCGGTAGCGATAACCGACGGTTTGCTTCTTGCTGCTGCCACCCATCAGCCTTGCCCCCGCTGGCTGGATTGATTGCGGGCGTGCTCGACCACACGCTGTGCCATTGCATCGCCGGTGGCCAGCAAGGTTTCGGCGTCACAGCCTTCACGCAGGAAAGCGCGGAAATCCAGGTCGTGACGCGCAAACCACGTACGCGTGCCGTTCACGCACAGGCCCACGGCGCGCACGTGATCGATGGTGATGACGGTCTGCGTGGTCATTTCTTGCCACCTTTCTTCTTGATCGGATCGGCTTCGAGATCGCCATACCAGACGACGTTGGAGCCGCGCAGCAGCACGGTGCCGAACACGACCGAGATCGGTCGGCCTTCTTCTGCGGTGGGGGCATCGACGTCAGACAGGGATGCCGGTTTGGGTTCGGGCGGTTTCGGCGCGAGCGCGACCGAAACCAGCGCCGCCACCACGATGACGACGAGGTACCACATGGCGATTTCTCCAAGAATTCAGAACACGCCCGTCGAGAACGGGTTTTTGCTCGGGATGGCGGGAAAGCCGCCGTAGTTGTCGAGGTTGCCGAAGCGCGACTCGCACGTGGCCGTGCTGTGATCGCAGCCGACCGTCAGCAGAACCTCGGTGCCGACTTCAATGGCCACCGGATAGAGCAACTCCACACCACCACCGTAGTCATTGACAATCATGTGGCGGGCACCTTCCGGGGTTTGCAACCAGCCACCGGCCAAGCCGCCACTGACACTGCCGGGCGTGCCACCGTCGAGATCGACGTTGCGGCCATTGCTGTTGCTCACCAAGGCGCTGGCAGAAATCGGTGAGGCACCACAGGCAGCCGAATACAGCACATGGGAACACTTGCGGCTGTAGAGCCGCCGCAACCCGATGCGCTTGAGACTGACTTGCGCCGACTCGCAGCGAACGCGAGCCACATCGTCGGCGACTTCGACACCCAGCACCCGGCCCATCCAGCGCGTTCCAGAGATCCACCAGTAGTCGCCCCAGGTGTCGCGCCGTCCGATACGCAGAGTGATCGAGGTGGTGTCACCGGTCAGAGAGTTGGCGAGCAGATGGCGCACCAAATCACAGTTCGGCGGCAGTTTCAGATCCAAGCCAGCCTTCGCAGCTTCAGCACCCAGCGCCAGTTCGTTGCGCTCCAAGGCCAGGCTCTTGTAGAGGTTGCCATCCAGATCAACATCGAATTCGTGCGGCGTCAGATAGAACTGCGCGCTGTTGCTGGCGAAGGCGTATAGCTCGACTTCCAGCAATGGGTTCTGGCTCATCGCGCTTACGCTCCCTCGTAGGTTTGACGGTCATTGCCGCGCGGTTCGGGCAACTGGCGCGCGGTCAAGGTGATCTCCAGCAGCGTCGGGCTGTGCCAGTACAGATCGACGGCGTCGTGGTCGAGGCGGCAGCGCACGAGG